ACCATCTTGAGGCGGCGCACGGCGACCGTCTCGCTGGCGTGCCCGTCTTCGAAGCGCTTCAGTGTGGGCGCGTCGAAGTTGTTCTGCGCTGCCCAGCGGAAGGAATACCAGATTTCGCGGTCGCAGGGGCGGCCGATCTGGCTCATGCCAAGGTGCGAACGGTGGCGGCGTTCCTGCGCTTGTTCCAGCGCGCGGTCTGCGGCCTCTAGCGTCAGGTCTCCAATCTCGGGTATGGCAACCACACCGAGTCTCCTTTGATGTCAGTCAGGGGCAAGAAAAGGTCGGGCGGCGGGGAGGTCGAAAATCACCGCCGCCCGTTATTCAGGAAGGCTTAGGCCGCGTTGCGCTTCCATGGCGGCAGATTGCTCTGCGCAGCGCCGCCGGTCGAAGATGCACCACCACCCTGCTGCTGCACAAAGCCGCCGGTCGCTGCCGCGTTCGCGGGCTTGTAGGTCTTGATCGAGTTGCTCGGGGAGCCGGGCTGCTCGATGCCATCCTTCATGTAAGGCTTGGGCGGATCGACCTTGACCACTGCGATCATCGGCACGTTGTGCAGTTCGGTCGTGTCAGCGATCGACATTTTGCCCACGGCAACGCAGATCGCGTTAAGCGTGCGCTGTGCGATGTCGACGGCCTGCTGGTTGGGATTGTCGATGTTGAGGCGCTCGGTCAGCGTGCGGCCGGCGTGCTCGCCCTCGATGATCTCGAGATCCAGCTGGATGTAATTGCCCATGCCGTTGCGGGTGGGCTTCATGTCGCTGTCCTTGACCATGACGCGATATTCGCCCGGCGGGACAGGGGTATAATCGCCCTGCACGTTGTTCGGGTCGGCGGTGTAAGTTCCTCCAAGAGCAACCATATTCGTAGTCCTTTCTGTCAGTCAGGGGAGTGTTACGCGGCGAGCGCCGCGGGGCTTGCGCCGACCATCGCAGCCGCAAGGGCATTCCAGTCGAGCGGAAGTTCGGGAGGGAGGCGGTGTCGGTTCTTGGCGAGGAAGGCGGCCCGCTCCTCGGTGTAGATCACGCGCTGGCCGGAGCCGACGCCGCGCGTCACCTTCTTGTTGAAGCCCGCGTCCGTCTTGGTCGTGTTGACCTTGAAGTTGGCGAACAGCACCATGTCGGCGTGCTCCTGCACCAGTTCGGATGCGCGCTTCTGCAGTTTGATCCCGTAGCGGTCGTAAGGCTCGGTTTCAGGGCTGTCGAAGCGGGTGATCTGGGCGTGGGCGGTCTGGATTACCGCCATGCCCTTCTCGTCGCGCAGGAAGTTGATGGCGTCGAAATAGTCGCGCCAGACATCGAGCGCGGCGATATAGCCCTTGCCGAAGCCGGGGGCCTCGATGTCGGCCCACTTGTTCCGGCTGCAGGTTTCGGCCCACACCATCGGTTCCAGCCAGTCGAGGCTGTCGACCACTGCCGTTTCGAAGTCGTGATCCTCGCTGCACAGCGCGGTCAGGGCGTCCATGACATCCTGAAAGGACTGCGCGCGCGGGAATGCGTCGATGGGCGTGCCGCTGGGTTGGCCGTCCTCGATGTTGACCAGCACTGGCTTGGGGGCGGCGCTGGCAAAGGTGTTCTTACCGATACCCGCGACACCATACAGAATAATTCTCGGCGGCTTAGGGCTATCCAAGCGGTTCAAAGATGAAAGCGAAATGGCCATTTAGAGGCTCCTTACGGATTGAAGTTGAGTTCGGCGAAAGCAGCGTTGCGTGCCGCTATTGCCTGTTCGATAGTGGGAAACTGCCCAGCGTAGACGCGCCGCCCCTCGTGTTGAAAGCGGACGCAAAAGCCGGGGCCGTTCTTGTGAATTCCGCGCTCGCCAGTGCGGCCAGTTGGCTTTGCATCCCTGAGAAGATGCCTTGTGCGCAGCGACGGAATACGGCCCTTGCTGGCCTCACTCATGCGAGCCCGAACTTCTGGGCTCGGGTTACGACAAGCTGCGGCGCGCTTGGCGATAAGTTCGGGCGATTGCTTTTTGCCCAAGACTGCAAGCCGCAGCTTTTCTTTGGTTTCTGCGCTCATACGCTTCTTTGCGGCCGACATTTTGGCGCGCGATTCGGGCGAGCGAGTGACGCCCAAATTGCTCGCTGCGACTGCTGCGATGTTGTAGCCAAACTGGCGATCAGCTGATCGCAAGGTGTCGAGCCACTGCTGTTCGGCCCAAGCCAACGCGGCTTTGTCGGCTTCGCATTGTTGCAGAACCAGAAACTCGAACGCGCTCTCGCCGTGCAAATTCCAAGCGTTCTGAAGGTGCGAATTGTGGTGCCTGTTGCCGTTCAACTCATTGCGGTGCATCCGCCAGCGACACTCGATGTCGATGGATTGTCCGACATAGTGTTTGCCGGAAATCTTGTTCTTGATCGAGTAGACGCCGCAGGTCACTTTACGCCGCCTCCCGCTTCGCCAGCGCCACCGCAAACTGCGGCTTGCCGGTCTTGACCGTGCGGGCAGGCTCGAACAGGTCGCGAATAGCCGAGGGCCAGGCATCGTACTTGCGCTCGCTCACCGAAATCTTGGTGTCGACGTACTCGGCAGGATCTTCGCCCCAGCCCTTGATCGTCTCGACCGCCTTGGCGACGCCCGCCGGATCCCAGTCGACCCGCTTGGGCAGCGTCACCTTGATGTCGTATTGCCCGTCCTGCCGGTGCGAGGTGCCCGGGGCATTGATGCCGGCGGCATAACGGCGCTCGAATACGCCGTGCAGAATGGCGACCATCTGCGACGCGCTGGCAAGGTGGGCGTCAGCCTCGGCTTTGAGATTGGCGAGCATGTCAATCGGCAGTGCGTCGAGCACGGTGGGCGGCTGATTTACGAGGCTGTCGAGCGTCATGCTCCGCCTCGGTTCAGTTGCGGTTGCGGTTTCGGTTGTTGCAGTCACTTACAAATCCTTTCGTCAGTCAGGGGCTTGGCCGTGGCGGGAGTGCTGCTCACCGGCCGGTGCAAGTCTTTCGTCAGTTCCGGTTGGGAGGCTCCGACGCGGCGACTTGGAAAACCGTGGGCGCCTTACGGTTAGCCCGAGCCTCCCTTTTCCAGCGCGGCGACCGTCACGCGGGCGATGCCCGGGATGTCCTCGCGGCGTTCGATCAGAATGCGGTCGTTCCAGCAGTCGTCCGGGATCGGCAGGTTCTTCACCAGCAAATCTTCGATCGCCTTGTTGCAGTTTCCGGCGTCACGGACGCGGCCTTCAATGCCCAGTTCGATGCGAATGCTCATCGGCGTCTCGGCCGGCCACTCAGGCTTGCCCGCTGCCCGCCACGCCATCATCACATGCCAGCGCGCTTCCTCGATCCACTTCTTGTAAAGCGCGGACTTGGCGCGGCCGCCGTTCTTGAGGTTAACGAACAGGTGGTTTCCGCTAGGCGGCAACGGCATGTCGATGCACAGGATCGGGCGGGGCTCGCTGGTCGCAGCAAGCGTGCTCAAAGAGACCGGCAGCACATGGCGCTTCACGATACTCATGCCACCAGCCTCAGACGCTCGGTGCGAGCAATCAACCCATCCAGCGCGGCTCGGGCCCGCTTCATATCGGGCAGGGCGTCGAGCAATTCCTTGGGCGTCTCAGTCGCACCGCCGGGCCCGTCGGGGCACCGCATGTCGCACATGCGCGAGACAGCGCGGGCCATGTGGCACAGCGGATCCTCGGTCGGCGCACAAACGCGCGTCGCTGTGGCGCCGTAGAGGGCGTTGTAGGGGTTAACGTGGTCGGCGCCGTAGACTGCGCCAATGCGGGCGATGGTCAGAGCGTTGAGGTCCGCGCTCTCGTTCCGGGCGTTCCGCACCGTGCCGATGGAAATGCCCAGCCGGTCGGCCGTGTCCTGATCAGTCTCGCCGCGCTCACGCTGGATATCGCGGATCATGTTGGCGACTGCGCTGCGCAACTCCTTTTGCGTCGGAAGCCGGAGGGGCAGCAGGACATTGGTTGATCCGTCAGGCATCAGGGTCTCCATGTTCAAAGCAAAAAATCTCGTCATTCCCATCCATTCACAGCGTCTATGCTTGCCGCCTGTCCCCGCGCCGCTTGTCACATGCAGCTGGATGGGCTTCGCAGCCGCTGACGAGCGTCGGCTGTTGGGAAGACCGGGGGGCGGTGTGGGGGAAGGCCGCATGGGCGTGCATGACGCTGGCCATGCTCATGCGGCCTTTTCGAAACTGGGCGGCGTAACGTTCGCCTCGCTTGCAAGCGCCAGCAAATCCTTGCGGCGCCAGCGCGGGATCGAATTTGACGATTTCCAGCTGGAAACAGTCGTGGGCGACAGGTCGAGAGCGGCGGCAACCTTTACGGTGCCACCAAGCTGGTCGATGAAGGCTGCTACGTTCTGCATGCCGCCATCATTACGCAAATCGTAATGCCATGGCAAGCCCCCAAATTACGATTTCCGTGATCGACAGCGCTTTTTCTCTTGCGCATGGCTTGTTCATGCTGACGCCCGAGGAAATCCGCGCCGAGTTGATCCGGCAAATCGATGCAGGGGTTGTTGCCCAGGCGCAGGTTGCTCGGCATTTGGGCATTGCGCCCGCGCGGGTGAGTGAGATCAGAAAGGGCGAACGCCGCATTCAGCCGGATGAGCTGGCCCCGCTGGCTGAGTTGCTCAAAATGGTGCAGCCGGATCCACTGCGAGGAACTGAGCTTAGCGAGCCTGATATGATCCCGCACTTGGGCAAGGTGGCTCAAGGGGTATGGCTAGAACAGACCACCGACGAGGAATCCTTGCCCGCTGTTCCTTATGACAGATTCCGAGGCGATCCGGCGCCGGTCGACCTGTTTGCGGTCACCCCGGAAGGCACAAGCATGAATCGCCGCTTCCCTGCCGGCAGCCGCCTAATCTGCCGCCGAGTGCCGTTCGGGTCGGCGGATGTCCGCAGTGGGCAGTATGTCATTGTGAGCCGCACAGCCCATGATTTGCGCGAGCTCACCTGCAAGCGCCTAGAGATTGATGGCGAGGGAAATTACTGGCTTCACAGCGAAAGCGATGATCCGCGGTTTGCCGAGCCTTGGTTTATCGGCCGCCCGGATGATGGGCATTTCACTGACATGGAAGTCTGCATCGAAGGACGCGTGATTCGGGCCGTGCAGATGCTTGATCTCGACTGAGGCAAAATAATTACGGAAAACGTATTGACTGAGTGATACGGAAACCGTAATACGTCGTCATCCCCTGACGGAGACGACACATGCCCATCCTCACCCAATCCGAACTCCCCCGCCTGTTGCGCCGTTACGTCAACGTGCGCTTGGCGGGCGGTGATGGCGGCCAGCGCCAGTATGTCGATATTGCTGCGGCATGGCACCCTGAGAGCGACGACGCGGCTTGCAAGTATCCTGACTGCGATATTCGCGGGTTGACCGGCGCTGGCATTGACCGCGCTTGGGACGGCGACAGCGAGGTAATCCGCTGGGAGCTTATCCGCCGCGTGACCGTGGGCGAGGTGATCCGCGATGCAGACGGGTTCTTGGAATACCAACCGCGCAAGACGTATCATGTGATTGCTGCGCGTGCTGCTGTGCAGGTGATGGCATGAGCGGGGGTTATACGCCGGGGCCGTGGCGCATCAACCGGATTGCAGCCACCAACATTGAAAGCCCCAACGGGCGCAGTGTGGCGGCGACTGGTGGCTTCCAGGACGGCACCGAGGATAGCTTCCTTACTAATCAAGCCAACGCCCGCCTGATCGCAGCCGCGCCGGAACTGGTGGAGGCGCTGCGGGAATGCGCTGCGATGCTGAAGGCGCACAAGATTGATTGCGTCGAACTTCACAGTGCCGCCGCACTCCTAGCCCGCATCGAAGGCGGTGAAGCATGACCCGCGCCCGCCGCGAAGGTCGCCGCATCAAGGAGCGCCTGATGGACGCATTGTGGGCGGTTGACGCTTACGACGATTGCGACGGTGCGCACAGCTATCGGCTGAACCCGCCTGTTGAGGAGTATGGTCGGAGGTTTGGCGAATGAGCGGCCTTATCCAGCGCGCCCGCATTCTTGAGGCAGCGATGAACGACCGCATCGAGCAAGACCGCAAGTGGTTTGCCGAGCGCCACACCGAACTGCGCCAGATGCGCGACATTTTCAGAGGGGACGATTGATGGCTGATTGTCAAACCTGCCTCCACTGGAGGCGCAACGACCAACTGCCGGTGCCTGATAATGCGCCAAGGCCCTTCAGTGTATTCGGATACAATCTGCTTGCCGATATGCGCTCAAATTGGGAGCGGCGCTTTGATGCAATCCATCGCGCATCGGTTGAGGCAAGCAACGCCTTTGGTTCTTGCAGGCGTTTCCCGACGAGCAAGCAAACAGCGCCGGATTTCTACTGCGGCGAATACGCAGCCGCCCCTGACGCCGAGGACGCGGAAACCATCGCGTTGCTTAACGGCGCACCCGTGGAGCCTGTGGCTGATCTGACGGCGTGTGGCTATCCCGAGGCGTGGCAATGAGCCGGGCGGAACTACTGGCGCTGGCAGAGCGCGTCGAGGGGCTGACGGGGCCGGATGTGTGCACCGCAAAGGCTATTTTCGCGGCTGTTTATCCTGAGAAGGTGCCGTTCGACATTGTATCTAGCGGTTATGGCTGGCGTGAAGACAGCGCGGGATGGTGGCTGGAAACAGGTGAGGACAGCCGCAACCCACGCCAGACTATCTACCCGCCGAACTGGCTAGGCTCACTCGACGCCGCGATGTCGCTGGTGCCAAAGGGATGGACACTTTTTCACCTAGATGGACCGTGGAACAGCGACCCGTCTCACGCTACCGTAGCGAACGGCGATTTTTGCGAGGGTCAAGCCGCCACCCCCGCGCTAGCCCTGACCGCAGCGGCCCTTCGCGCCCTAGCGGAGCAACAGCCATGACCCGCCTTTACCCAGAGCACGCCCTTATCGCAGCGATCCTGCTGGCCGTGTGCGCGTGTCCGTTCGTGAGGGGGTGGCTGTGAGGCTGCTGCAATCGCTCGCGGGCGGGGCTGTCATGCTGTGCTGGATTTGGGTGCCGATGGGGATGATGATTTTGAAAGGAATTGGATTGTGACTGACTGGAATGTGCCCGCGCGGCTTCTGATAACGACGAACACGCTTGCTGGAATGTTTGCAAGCTGGGCTGTCCAGCAGTCGCCTTATGACGCGCCTGAAGGGCTGGATAAGGCCATCCGCGATTTTCGGTCTGCGTGGCCTTCAGATGAAGAACTGCGCCCGATCATGCCAGCGCAGTATTGGAACAGCTACGGCGAACTTTACGAGGCCCTGTATACCCTGTTTTGCGAGACTGAGAGTATCCGCGCTTGGAACGAACCCAAAAGCAAGCACGGCGCTTCGATTGTGTTCAGCAGCCGTTATGGCGGACCCTCGCCCGACGACGACTTTATCGACCTAGGGGCGCTGGCAAACAACGTAGCGCGCGAGGCGTGGAAGGACGCGCTTGCAGACAAGGCGTTCGATGACCGCTTCAGTGCAGAATGGGAATCTGAACACGGCACCGCACCCTTCAAGGACACCCCCGCATGACCCCCACCGACAAGCTATCCGAAGCGGCTGCGCTGCGTGCGCGGGAGCCTGACTATGAGGCGTGGCAGCCGGCTGCACAAGCATTTTGGCAAGGCGCTTATCCCGGCCATGATACCATGCATCCCGTCACCGAAGCTGAAGTTGTTCGCGGCCTGATCGCAGCCCTCCCCCTCGCGCCCGCCGAGCCGGTGGATGATGCGTGGGTTGAGGCGACAGCGCGGGCGATGTTCAAGGAATACGGCGGCTACCATGATACCTACGAGATGATCGAAGAGGTTGTCCGCGCGACCCTACAGCGCGGCGCACGGTGGCCGGGGGAGGCGGAGTTGCGGGAACTGAGGCAGGCTCTCGTCAATCACAATGACGCGCTGCGTTCGGCCCATGCCGTTGCAGCACGCAAAGGTGCGGATACGAATTGGGCCACATTGAGCCCGCGCATCGGTAGTGTGCTTTCGTTTCACCACGACACGGTGAACGCCGCCCGCAATGCCCTGCTGGAAGACGCGTCCGACCGCATCCTCGGAGCCGCATCATGACCGCGCCTGTGGAAGCCGCGCCTGTGTCGCAGGGGGCGAGGAATACTTACGGCAGGTGCGCGGACTGCTCCCCCCACTACCACGACCATCAATGTCGCAATCCCGACAGCCCCTACGGCGGCAAGGTTAGGTTGCCACAAATGGGCTGCTGGGCCGCTAAAACCACACACCTACAGGTGAGCCATGATTGATCCTAAAATTGCCTCACAAGTTGATCGGAACCGCGCCGTCGATGCGGTGGAGGCTATCGTGCGCGACGGCTTTGCAGTCGGCTGCTGCCTTATGTCCGAAACAGACGGTCATGAGTTTGCCGCTTATTTATCTGACGACTTCGCCCGCCACCGCATCGCCGCCCTAGCCGACAATCAGGCGCTGCTGCGTGAGGCGGTGGATTGGTTGCGCACGCACATTGCCGAGGTCGATGCCGACAATGCCTATTGGGGCGGGCCTCACAAGCGGGAATACCTCAGTGCTCCCGAAATCCTCACCAAGCTCACCGCCGCGATGGCGCAGGTAGAGGGGGAGGGGTGATGGTAGAAACAACCGAACTGCGCTGGTTTGACGCCATTCCGAAGTGCGCTCGATGTGGAAGAGACGCGCACGGCAAGCTGATGGGCAGCATGAACCAGTCGTTTGGATGGCATTGTCGCCGATGCGCGGACAAGCGCCTGAAGGACAGCGAAAAAGCACGCAACACCGCCCGCTGATGCGCGGGACATGATGGAGGAATGAGAGATGGAGCGCGAGCGCGATTACATGTTCGACGACGATTTTCACGACTTCGAGGACGAGGACGACACTCTCTACGACTGCGGCCTGATGCCTGACGGGCAATGTATGCTTGCTGGCACTGAGTTCTGCGATTGGGATTGCGGGAGGCTTCACTGATGACCCCGCCCCTCACTCTCGCCGACATCGCGTGCATGTGGGTGCGCTGGGGCGAGGCATGGCAGGATGATGATGGAGACGAAGATGAAGCCTGCGATTGAACCGCGCCGCCTTGTCGGCCCGAAATACAAGCTGCCGATCGCCACCCGCAACGGTCGCCCGGCATGGATGGATGCACCGCCCAGGAAGCGGGCGAGCCACACCCGCAAGGAGTCCTCGTCATGAGCGGGGCGAGCGAGGAGCTGGTGAGGGAACTGCGCACCACAGCTGCGATGATCCGAAAATGCGGCGCGTCCAGCATGGAAGCCGACTTTCTCGACACGACCACCGACGCCCTCACCGCCGCCCAAGCCACCATCGCCCGTCTTGAAGCGGAGCTTGCGGGGGCGCGGGAGGCGTTGAGGGCCGCCAATGAGCCGTGCTGGTTCTACTACGGTGATGATTGCAGCAGCGAACGATGCAGAGGCTCAATTTACGAGTGCATAGACGAGGACTTCGAATACGAAAACGACGAACCAAAAGGCGACCATGTGCTGTTGATTAGCGGAGCGCGCCCGGTGCCCGATATTTGGGTTGCTCTGCACTACTACACAGAGGCCGAGAAGGACGCGCGGGACAGCGACGACGAATACACCTTCACGGAGCATAACAGCAAGGAAGACGCTGAAGCCGCCCTCCGCCGTGGCATTGAGATAGGGCAGGCCGAACGCCCCGAATTGACGCGGGATATGGTGCGGGAGGCTTACTTAGCAGCCCAAAACTGCATTGCGCCCAACGAACGTTTCATCGACCGCCTCCACGCCGCGCTTCAGGAGCGCCTCAAGTGAGCCGCCTTGCCCGCACCAACATGGCAGAGGCAGTCGCGCGGGATATGATCGAGGGCGTGTTCAAGCCCGTTGCCATGCCGGTCGATGTGACCGATGCGGCTGCGTTCCCCGAAATCGCTGCGGCCATTGCGCACGCGCGGAAGCTTAAGGAAGTTGGGTGATGCCTAGGTGCCGCGATTGCAAGCTGTATGACCTTCAAGCGGTCAAGAGCGCCAGCGGTGCCGTGCTGTCACATAAGGCCGCGCGGTGTCTGTGGAAGTCAACCGAGCAGTGGCCTGTCAGCGTTTCGGAACGAACCGCCCGCCCGACGCCGCACATGATGCCCCCGAACGAGGATCATCGCTGCCAGCGTTTCATCAAGGTGCACCCATGACCTCGCCCGAACAGATCGCCCGCGCCACCGCCAGCTTTGCGGGAAAGACGCCTGAGGAACGGGCGCGGCTGCTTGGGGAGTGGTTGTGAACCCTTCCGAATTCGACCGCTGCCTGGATGCCGCCGAGGCACGTGAGGTCAAGCGCTACCGTGCGAAGGCTTGGCGGGTGGTTCTGTGCGGGCTGGCCTGCTTCTGGATTGCCGTAGGTGGCTGGGCCTTTGCTGAAACAACGTGGAGTGTGATGAGATGAGCAGTGGAAACAGCCGCAGTTGGGAGGTTCGCCCATCGGATCACCGCGTAGGCGAGCGACCGAAGATATATGGCCCGTTCTGGCCATACAACCGCCGTGGCCTCCCCATCGTGCTCAAGAACGGCATTCCCGCGTGGATGGTGGCAGAACCGCGCACCCCGCCCGCATCGAAGGGAGAACAATGACATGAAGGAAGTGACGCAACGTTGGAGCAAGGAAGGTGAGTTCGCCGACGCATTGGCGAACGGCACGACACTTGAGCAGCACCTCCAAACCACCCGCACCGAACTCGCCGCGCTCAAAGACACGCTTGTTGAGCGCAACAACGAACTCCACGTGGCTATAGCGCGAGCGCAAGAGTGGCGGGCAGAAGCTGCTGAGAAAGACCTCCTGATCCACCAGCTAGGCGAGAACGCTGCCTCGGCTGCGCGGGAGTATGCGGAACGGGTTGCGGTGTTGGAAGAGGCCGTGGAACGCGCTGCGAACGTGTTCTCAGATTATGCCGAACTACACAGCGCCAAGGGAACCGAAGATGGGCGTGCAAAGGCTCGCAAAAACGCGGCGCTGGCCGAAGAACTCCGCGCCGCCCTCACCGAGCAGCCGAAATGAGCGGGCCTGATGCTGAGACCGTGGCGCGGGGGCTGACGAAGGCGCAGCGGGATGCGGTGGCTTGCCCAAAGGCTATCCTAATTCCCGCGATGGGGCTGAATGGGCACGACACCGTGATCCTCGGCTTTCAACATGGCAAGAGCGCCAGGGCACTGCACGCTCGCGGGCTAGCCATGCTGCCGTGGGCCCCGCAAATCCTCACCCCCCTCGGCCTCGCCGTCCGCAAAATCCTGGAGAACGATGATGCAGCGAAGTGACGGCCCGCCCGTGAGGCGCTGGATGGAGATGGGGCGGTGACAGCTCAGGCTATCGCTTCGAAGTTTCGCCGCGCATTGCGGAACGAAACCGGCGCGACCTTCACCAACGAACAGTTGCGCGAGCTTGGCAGGCTCGGCGTATTGCGCTTGCTTGCCGAGATTGAGGCGGATGAATTATGTCACGAGAAAGCAGCCCCTACCGACGCGACCCCTACTGGCTCGACAAGCGCCGCGATGGGCGTTCGCAATTCTGGCAGATCGCTAGGCCCAGCGGAGGGACGATCCTATATCGAAGCACTCGCACGCTAGACTTGCCGACTGCCATCGCGGCGATGGACGCATGGATTGACGCGCAGCGCAGCCTAGGGCGGCAAGACCCGAACGAAGCCGAGGTTGCCGCCGCGTTGGTGAACTACTGGCGCGAGAAGGGCAGCAAGGCGATAAACAGCGACCAGACAGGGCGGTCGCTGCGCACGTTCCTCGCCTTCCTTATCCAAGACAGAGCAGGGGCTAAGGCGGTTATCACAGACCTTACGCCCACACTGTTCGAGCGGTTCCGCGAATGGCGCATGGGGCCGCACAGCTTCACGCTGACATGGTTCGGGGAGGCGTTCGACTATCATAGCGAAGGCGTTTCCGGCGCGACAGTGCAGCGTAACGTGAATGACGTTCGGGCCGCGATCTATCATGCTGAGGCCAATCTGCGCATCCCCATGGCCCCGCGCATTGGCGACCTTGACCAGCGGTATCTATCGGAGCCGCGCGAGCGCATCCTGACAATCGACGAAATGGCGCGCATAGCATGGTATGCCTCGCACAATCCGAACCTGTTCCGCTGGTGCGCGCTGCAATTTGCAACCGCCGTGCGCCCTATGGCCGCGCTCAAGTTTGACCCGCGCAAGCAATATGACGACAAGACGGGGCTAATCGACTTGCAGCCTGGTGCAGCGCCGCAGACCCGCAAGCGCAACAGCAAGTTGCCCGCGATCCGGCCTTTGCGTCCCGTGCTACGCGCATGGGCCAAGGATGGGCTAGAGAAGGTCGATAGCCGCAAGACCGCATGGCGCATCATGCGGCGCACACTAGGGCTGTCTGCGGACGTTTACCCTAAGACCATCCGCCACACCATCGCGACCATGCTTTACGCTGACGACAGCGTGCCAGAGCGCGAGATTGTCGAATTGCTAGGCCACGAAGGCAAGCTGGCGCGCACGACTCGCATTTATGCGAAGTATGATCCGGCGCGGCTGCGGAACGTCACGCGGGCGCTGGCCACTCTTTGGCTGACCGTCAGCAGGGAAGCGCGGCGGTTCGGGTCTGACCACTCTCTGACCACAGTGGGGCAGGGCGGGCAATTGGCCATTGCGCGTAAGGACGAAAAGTGCTAGTTTTCCGCTTAGTTGCAATGGTGGGCGCGACAGGGATTGAACCTGTGACCCCACCCGTGTGAAGGTAGGTCGCCAATCACGCTACGGTGATATGATCACGCCCGGAATCACAATCTTCCCGCCATTGCCTGTACTCGATTTGTACGATCTGCGGGGCTGATCAAGCGCGGGGTTGTGGAACACATGGCGAACTGCGCTATGGCGCAATAATGATTCTCGCAGCCCTCGCCATCGCCGCTTGTCCCGTCCCGCCTGCCAGGCGCATCACCTGCGTCGTCGACGGGGACACCGTCTGGATAGAGCGCGAGAAGATCCGGCTGCTCGACATCGATGCGCCTGAGATGAAGGGCGACTGCCCGGCCGAAAGCAGGCTTGCGATCAGGGCGAGGGACCGGCTGATCGTGCTTCTGCAGCGACCCAACCTCACGATCGCGCGCGACGGCACCGATCGTTATGGCCGGACGCTGGCACGGATCGGCAACACCGGCGACCAGCTTGTCCGCGAAGGGCTTGCCAGGCGCTGGGGGGACCGGCGCGGGTGGTGCGGCAATGACTGATCTGGATGAGCTTCGCCGGACGTATTCTCGGGTCGAGGGCCTGCTGAATTTCTACCCGGCAGACCGCATCTGGTGGATCTACATGCGCAACGCTGCAATCGAGGTTGCAATGCGGGCGCATTTGCCAGAGCTCAAGGAAGCCTGCGAACTGGTCAAAGCATTCCCGGAAAATGCTCCGAATGAACGGGCGCGGTGGATGACGCTGCGCCAGGCGGTCGCTCGGCTGCTCGAACGAAACTGATGAAGCAGCCTCGTGCCGGTCGGGAAAGGCGTCGCCGGCGCGGGGGCGAACAGGCAGCCGGCGACGTAGTGGGGCTGGGTCGGCGCGGATCACGCCGACCGAAGCCTCTTCTTATCGAGAGTGCAGTTGAAAAGCAGTTAACCGCTCAGGCTTGTCGGGTTTTGACGCCCAGTCTTGATCGGATTTTTGCCCGCAGCGTGACGCGCTTATCATCACGATGATGCCGAGCGTCGCGAAGCGGCTTTTCGATCAGTCGATAAGTGGCCTCGGCTGCCAGCAAGGAAGCCGCGATGGCAGCACCCATGTAGATCAAGCCGCGAACGCCATACTGCACCCCGAGGTAGGAAGCCGCGCCCATCAAAGGGTAGTGCCAGAGGTAGACGGCGTAGGAGCGATGACCGAGCCATTGGAACGGGCGCGACTCCAAAGCAGTTCGCCAAGCGCCGGACCCGGAAATGCAGCCGGAGACCGCGACAGCAGAAAGGAAGATCACCACGACATGCGCAATCTGGGACGCGAGCGAAGCCTCATCGAGCGGCAGGGCACCGCAGATCACAATGCCTGCCAGCGCAGCGGCGGTGAGCCAGCCCAGATCACGAAAACGAACGTAGGCCAGAAGGCATCCGACCAACAGCGCATCGGCGCGCGTGTCGAGGCCGTTGTAGATCCGCTCGGCAGACGCTCCATCGAAAAACAGGTAGAACCGCCAGATCGACAGGGTGGCAATCGCAATCACCAGAAACCTGAAAGCGCTCTTTCTGTCCTTCAGAAGGAGCAAGAGAATGATCGGCCAGATCAGATAGAATTGCTCTTCGATCGACAGGCTCCAGTAATGGCCGAGAACCCCACCATCATCTGCAAATTCCGGGAAGGCCCGCCGCCAGTTCATGAAGCTGAACACAGAGGCGGCCATCGACCAGTAAGAGGTCTTCACCAGCCCTGCCTCGAACAAGAGCCACGTTGCTGCCACGACAAGCAGCGCAGGCGGCATCAGCCTTTGAATGCGGCTCTGGTAGAACTGCCGCATCTTCGGCTTATTGATCAGCAGATAATTCGTGATCACGAATCCGCTGATAACAAAGAAGACGCTGACCCCAACTCCGCCGCCCGGATACAGAAACGGGAAGGCGTGACCCAGCAGCACGATCGCGACCGATAGCGCCCGCAAACCGTCGATAGATTCTACTCTGTGCGGCACGAGGTGGTTTTGCATGGCGGCCTATCGTGAGGGGCTTGCTTCTGATGCGACCCCGTATCTCTATCGCGCACAGGTTGCAATGAATGCACCCGGCGGAGAAGCCAAGCGGACCTCGTAGTCTCTCAAAACACCCCCAGCACCTTGCGCCGGCTGCGCTTCAATGCCTCGCGGTCGCGGACCTCGCAGCGCTCGACGATGCCGATCGCGGACAGAGTCCGGTCATTGGCCTTGTCGAGCTGGCCGGTCTGGGCGTCGGCGAAGGCTATCCAGTCGCCTGCGCTCTCGCCGTCCGGGAGCGGGGCGCCGGGGACAGGCTCGCGCCATTCACTTGGCAGCAGGCTGCTGCAGGCACTCGGGGCGGCCACGATAGGCGGCGCGCTTACACAGGCTGCGGATGCCAGCGCCATGAACGCCAGCGTCGACAGGCGCATCAGCGCCGGGGGCAGAGCGGATTTCATCGGTGTTCTCCAAGGTGGTGCGATCGGTATCGGCCGCGCGCGCGCCGACATCGCCGACGGTGTTGGCGGCATCGGCCCCGCTGGCGATGGCAGCGCTGGTCTGGTTGCGGCCGAGCTTCGCTTCGGTCTGGGCGGTGCGGGCGGTCTGGCAGCTGTTGAGCGCGACCAGGACAAGGATGATGGCAACCAGCACCAGTCCCGCGACGATCTTGCGGACCAGCGGGCTCACAGGCGCGGCCATTGACCGGCGGGAACCACAAAAGAAGCCTGTTTGCCTTCTTTATCATGTCGGCAAGGCAGAGGCGCGGGCTGCATCGGACCTTTCCGCGGAGCTAGATTGCAATAGTTGTTGCAGGTAGGGCCACCAGGGGTGCAGCGACCGGGGCCCGCGTCGCTTGCATTGGCGCAAACATGGACGCCCGCGAAGCTGCGGCCTTCCTCCCGGACTGTGATCTCAACGTCGCCGTTTTCGAGGCGGTTGATTGAGACATATCCGGGATAGGCGCTTCCGGGCGCGGTGTAGGCGAAGATGTTATCGCGCATAAGATTCTTCCTTTTTCCAATTGATACGATGTCATCAAGTTCCGCACGGAAGGCACTGCATACGCCTTCGACGATGGCTTCGATTTCTGGGTCAAAGCTCACAACCCGCGCAGGCAGATCGCCCGCTCCCTCTGACGACGCAGGGTCAGGCCGCGCACTTCGCGCCCGCCGGCCTTGTTCCACATCAGCATGGCCTCGCAGCCGCCGCGCCAGTCGCCTGCGTTGAACCGCCGCGCCACCGTCGATCGGCAGAAGCCGCCGGTGCCGATGTTGTAGGCAAGGCTTACGCTGGCGACGAGCTGGTGTTCGTGTTCCGGCCGGGCAAGCGCGGGGACGCAGGCAAGCACCGGCTTGGCATGGGCGATGAGCTGGCGTTCGAGCCGGTCGCGGCACCCCGGTTCGGTCTCCACCATGCCGCGCCGAACGCCCTTGGTGTCGCCGTCGCAGATCGTCCACACGCCAACGATGTCGGCATAGGCGGTCAGGTATTGCGGCCCGCGCTTGTGCTCCACCAGCAGCGCGCCGTCATCGTTGACGCTGGCTTCAACCTTGCGGCCGCTTTCATCGTGCGGGATCATCGTGGCGAGCGCGATGGCTGCCCCGGCGCCGATCAACGCGACGAG